AGGGGTGATTTTCTTGGAAGCCCGTGCAAGAAGTTTGGCCTGCTTTTCTGCCATCTGCTGTTGGATAAATGTATGCAGGTCTTCCATTGGCACTTGGTTCTTCATTGTTACCTCCTTTCTGTCGATAAATTGGTTAATTAACTATTTAATTTTCATTGTTTCCATGTGCACCATAGAAAACTAATTAGTTAATTTATCACATTCTGTAATAAATTATAGTTACAATTTGTAATTTGTCAAGAGTTTTGTAATAATATTTTTTGAAATAAATCACAAATTGTAATATTCTTAAAGGAATATGAGAATGGAAATTTCAGAACAATTAAAAGCAATCAGAAAAGAAAAAGGTCTTACCCAACAGGAAATAGCATGTGAACTGGAAGTTTCAACTGCAACAATTGCGAGCGTGGAAAATGGTTCAAGAGATATGCCCAAAAATTTGATGAAAGCTCTTGTAAAAAAATTTTCTATCAATGCCAACTGGCTTCTAACCGGCGAGGGGGAGATGTTCCAGGGAGAGGGTAAGGCTGAAACTGGCGTGGCGGAGGAAGCGGCGGCGAAAATCCCGCTCCTCAGGCAGCTGGTCTCGTGCGGTCCGGGGCAGGACTGGGAGAGCGGGGACAACATCCAGAGCTACATAGAGCCGCTGAGGTCAATCCCTGCCCTGACGGGGAAGAACGTCTACGCTTTCCAGGCGCGTGGCATATCAATGATAGGGCTTGGAATCCAGGACGGCGACATCCTCTTCTTCGACGGGAGCCGGGACCAGGGCGCGAGGGACGGAATCTACGTGTTCGGACTGGGCGGGGAGGCCTTCTGCAAGCTGCTCAGGTTCGAGCCGCTTGAGAACAAGGTGATGATATACTCCGTGCAGAAGCAGGACCTGAGGGAAGCTGAGCTCATCCGCACTGTGGACGCGGGCACGGACGACTTCCGCATCTTCGGCCGTGTGCTGGCGTGGCTGCATGAGAACACGGTGTTCAAGGCATAGGGGTGCCCCGCATGGGGTGCGGGGATTCCGCATTATTGGACATATTGTAAATGATTATATATTGGAAATAGATGATAACAACAAGGAATATAGAGCATCTTTGTTCGCATACATTGCCTTACTTGACAAAAACAACTTCTATAAAAATGATGCCAAAGACTATATTACAAGAACAGACATTGAATTGTTCGATGAATACACGAACACTCTTCATATAAACTGACTTCCCCCACACATAGCCTAAAAGACAAACCCCTCGTGTACACTGTTTGTACAGGAGGGGATTTTTTATGGAAAAGAATAATTCTCAAAACAAACCCTACTACACTCAGAGGAACAACGAGATCAAGCCGGGGAGCGCGTGCAACGTAACGGCTATGATTATGGCTCTCTCGGCGGCTGGATGGCCGGTGGACAGGCTCTCGGACTCGGCGCACTCACAGCCGGAGGACGCGCTCATGTTCTTTCTCTGCAACGACAGGTCCGTCAGGGATGCGTGGCTCAAGGTGGATCCGTCCAGGCGGTATCCTCCGAACGAGTGGCATCCGGTCCTGGCTTACGGCACGAATCTTTTTCTCAGGCAGAAGGGGCTTCTCGGAGTTGAGGCTGATGCCGTTGAGTTCAGCGAGAGACGGCAGATCTCCCACTTCACGAGGGCGATTGACTCCGGGGGCGCGTGTGTGACAAGCGGGCTTTTCACGTTCAGGAACAGGAAGGTTGGCGGTCATGTGGTCGCGGTCGTGGGCTACAGGACGGATGAGGACGGCAATGTAGCCTCCCTTCTGATTGACGATCCGTGGGGCGACTACCGCACATGCTATGAAAACGTTCGGGGCAATGACATCGAGATGCCGCTCGCGGACTTCAAGAAAATCATCCGTCCTGCGGGTCAGGACACCAAAATCGGGCATATAATAATGAAATTCAGGGGGTAATTTATGAAAGCTAAGACTGTGAGCCTTTGGGCAATCGTCCTTGCAATCGTGTGGGTGGCGGTGCTGTTCCTTGTGAAGGGACTCGTGCCGGTGTTTTTTGACGGAAAGGCTTTCGGGCTTGAGGTCAAGGACATCATCATCAGCGGTGTCTTCTTTGTGGTCGCGTGCTCTCCGGTGTACCGGTCAATCTGGCTGGACAAGAAGCTGGGCATAGGTCATTCCGATTACATCGCAGGGGACTTGGTCAAAACTGACGGAGGGGAGAATGGCTGATGCGAAAAGGATTCATTTTTCTGTCGGTGCTTTTGTTGCTGTCTGTGCCGCATGTTTTTTCGCAGGATGGCTTGTATCTGTCATCGCAAGATGTGGAAACGATAAGGTCGGAACTGGAGAATATGAGGCTGGAAGTGCTGTCGCTGATGACATCGCAGAAGGCATTGCGGACGGACTCCAGTCTGTTGCAGGAGAAATGCACGGCGTTGGAGAGCAGATTGCAGACGGCATTACAGATGTTGGAGAACTCGGAGCAATCGGTGCTAGAATTGAGCAAGGAAGCACAGAGTCTGCGGATGCAGCTGGAAGAATTGAGGCGGCTGTACAACGAATTGAATCAGTCCTTGACGAAGCAGAAAAGGCAGACCAGGTTCTGGATGGTGACAGCGGTCGTATCCGTCCTGGCGGCAGGGATTGAGGGAATCATCCTGTGCTCAAGATGAGGAGGTGATTATTATGGAAAGTTTTTCATTGATAGTTTCGGTTGCCAGCGGTTGCGCCACGGTGATTGGCTTTATCGGATTTTTCGTTAAGTACGGCAAGGACAAGGGAACCCTTGAAGCCACGCTTAAAACTCTTATTGAAAAATCGTCCGAGATTCCCAACAGCAACGTGATGCAGGAACTTCGGAAGGACGTGGACAGGAATGCTAAGGACATCAATGCCCTCGGCACGAAGGTAAATCAGATGCAGCTCGAGAACTCGAAAATGATAACTGCACTTTCCTCTGACTTGGGCTGGATCAAGTCTAGCCTCATGGACATAAAGCGGGAACTCTCCCGTAACAAGGAGTAGCCGGAATGCCGAAGCGGAACAAGATTGAAATGCAAGGCTTGGTTGAGCGCATCTGCAAGATGTACTTCAATGACAAGATGAGCCACAAACAGATTACAGAGACTCTCAAGGCCGAAGGTTACGATATCTCCAAAAGCGGTGTCGGACGTACTCTTGTAGACCAGGCGGCACAGATGAAAGCCTACAAGGATTCTGCAAAGAAAGCCGTCGCCATAGTGAACGAGCTTGACAAGACTCCCGGACTAAACATTGCGGAGGCGAGCGTTCAGCTTGTACAGGCAAAGCTTCTTGAGGAAGTCAACAAGTTCGAGAACTTTTCGACGATTTCACCTGAGGAACTGCTGAGGGCCGTTGTAAGAAATACTGATGCACAGACCAAGATTGCGAGGGTCAAGCTGGAGTATGAGCGCGGTTACAAGAAGGGACTTTTTGAGGCGGCAAAGACCGTGGAAAGCGAGGGCAAGAAAGCCGGATGGAGCGACGATCGTGTTGAGTTCGTCAAGTCTAAGATTCTGGGCTTGAAGGTGACGTATGACGAAAAGCCAGCCGAATGAATATCACGAAGTATTCCTGCCGTACCAGAGGAAATGGCTTGACGACAGGAGCGACCTTAAGATTATAGAGAAAAACCGACGGTGCGGCATCTCATGGGCAGATTCAGTTGACTCTGTTCTGGATGCCGCTCCTTCACGTGCATGGACAAACACCTACTACATGAGCTTCAACAAGGACAACTGCCGCCAGTACATCGAGGACGCGGGCGAATGGGCGAAAAAGCTCGGGTATGCCGTGAGCGAGATAATTGAAGGTGAAGAAGCTCTTCTTGACGACCCGGACAAGAGCATCACGACCTACAGGATTGTGTTTGCTTCCGGTGCTGAAATCATGGGGCTTCCTGGTGTCTCACGCTCGCTCCGCTCAAAGCAGGGAAACGTCGTCATTGATGAAGCCGCTTTCTTTGATGATCTGGAAAGCGTTCTGCAAGCGGCAAAGGCTCTTGTAATGTGGGGAGGAAGGATCCGCGTTATCTCCACCCACAACGGGGACGACAATCCATTCAACATTCTGATAAAGGACATCCGAAGCGGAAAGGAAAAGGAATGGAGCTTGCACAGGATCACATTCCGTGAAGCAATGGCCCAGGGACTGTACAAGAGGATATGCCTTACGCAGGGACGCGAGTGGACACCGGAAGCTGACGCTCAGTTCATGGAAAAGATGTACAGGATATACGGCGACAATCCAGATGAGGAGCTTGATGTAATTCCTCGTGCAAGCGGAAGCCGTTACTTTGGCAGAGGTCTTTTGGATCATGCCACAGCTGACGAAAGCGGATACGACATAAGGCGGCTTGAATGCTCCGACAGCTTCCTTCACAAGAGCGACGGATTCAAGAACAAGGAGATCGAGAAGTTTTTCAATCAGGAGGTACGCCCTGTGCTTGGCTGTCTTGAAAGTCAGGTTTATGTCGGCAATGACTTCGGACGTTCCGGGGACCTTACGACATACTGGATTTCTGAGGAGGTCGCTAAGACCCAGCTTGCGGTGCGGATGATTGTGGAGCTTAAAAACGCTCCGTTTGAACAGCAGCAGTATTTCAACGATTTGCTTACGGACTTCCTGAGCGAGGAGCGCCACAAGCTCGGAGGAATTGCGATTGACTCTCGCGGTAACGGTCAGCAGATTGGAGAACACGCAATGCTTAGGCATCCGGGAGCTGCAATACAGGTAATGGAGACAAACGCATGGTATGCAAAGTACGGAAGTGATTTGCATGGTCTCATGGAAAGCTCGGACTTTACGGTTCCTGATGACGAGACTTTAAAGGCTGATTTTGCACTGGTCACACTTAAAAACGGAATTCCGACCATTCCCCCAATACGGACTGCTGACCGCGACAACAAGGGAAAAAGGCATGGAGACGGTGCAAGTGCCGCGATGCTCTGTGTCTGCGCGTGGCGGGAATGTTCAGCTGATCCTGCTCCTACTTTTGTTGCGGCGGAAAAGAAAAGGCATTCATTCTGGTAGTTCCCAGAAAAGCTGAAAATCAAGGCAGATATGATACCGTTCTATTACAGGACGGTATTTTTTATGGCAAGGACAAACAACGTAACAAGCAGGGTAATAGACTTAAACGGATTTCGCAGTCTGGCGAATTATGTCGCAAGCACACAGGACTGGATCAACTCGGTTCGGGAGCGTGAGGACATTTTCGAGGAGATGCGCGACGATGCCCGGGTTGAGTCTTTGGTAATCGACAGGAAGAACAAGGTTCTCCAGATGTACGGCTCATTTACTGAAAGCCGGAACAAGCGTGTGAACGAAGCATGTGAGAACATCCTCACGTTCAATACTTTCTACAAGCTGAACAACATTCTTTTAAATGCGGTTCCTTATGGACTTGCGGCCTGTGAGGTGCTGTGGAAGTTTGCCGACGGTTGGTACGTGCCCTATGACTTCGTGCCAATTCCTCGTACAGCCTTAAGCTTTCCACAGCATACCGACCTCGACTGGGATATTCCTGTCCTTACTTCCCAGAACATTGCTTTGAGCGACAGGCTTAAATTCATAATACACAGAAATGATGACGGAGAGCTTAACGCATGGGGACGGCCCGCACTGAGGAGCGCATATATTTTCTGGAAGTTCAAGCAGCTTGGAGTCAAGTTCTGGGCGATGGCCGCTGAGCTTTGCGGTGTTCCTTCCATACTTGCAATCTTTGAGACGAAGAGCGAGGAAGAGGCGAAGAAACGTGCGGCGGGATTGACGGAAGCCCTAAGGAACTGGGAGAGCGGATCATCCGGTGCTTTTGGAAACGTAAAGGACATCAAGGTTGTAAGCTCGCAGATAAATGACTTCAACAAAGTCGTAGAGCTTTGCGACACGGAGATTGCATACGCACTTACGGCTCAGTCGTTGACAACCAACACGGCACAGTACGGAACCAATGCCCAGGGACTGACCCATGTTCAGACCTACGACAACCTCATCAAGGGAGATGCCTACAAGCTCCAGCAGACGGACCAACAGCTTGTGGATGCGTTTGTGGAGCTGAACTTTCCGGGCGAGCTTGCGCCTCAATATGACATTGACTCCACCGACTTTGCTCCGTGGGAAGTAATCCGCGATGCGATTGACCGTGGTGTTCCTGTAAGCCTGAAAGCCCTCTACAACAAGGTTCATCTTCCAAAGCCTATGGATGAAAAAGATTCTTTTGTTAAGGCTCAGCCGTCCTTCGGTTTTTCTGACAATGGAAAAGATGATTTTTTTCAGAACAGGCAGTAGAGCCACGATACATCGAGGAAAAGAAACAGGCAAAAAGGCTTGACCGCATATCTACTGCCGCATGGCTCATAATCTCTGACAGCTACGCCGAGCGAATCAAGAAGTACATAAAGGAAGCTGCTCGCAATCCCGACATCCTGAATACAAAGAAGGTCCTTGATCCTGACTGGTCGGCAATGGGAGAAGCCGCAAAGCTTTTTACTCGTTCCGCCATGATGGGATTGGATTCTTCGGTTCGGAAGGAAGAGTTTGCGGAGCCCTCAGCTAACGAGATTGAGAACCTGCCCTATGCGGAAGCCGTTGAGTACCTCAAGAAGCGTGACGTTATAAAAAAAGTTGACTATAACAAGCTCTCTGACAAGATGAGGTTCCGTGCATTCACTGCATCCAGAATCAATGACGGAAAGCTTCTGGAAAAGCTTAATGCCGAGATGATTGCGAACGTCCATGACGGAAAGGGCTTGAAGGATTTTCTTTCTCTCACAAAGACGGACATTCTGGATAAAATCGGCATGGGACCGAATCAGGGATGGTACTGGGAGACTGTCTACAGAACCAACGTGCAGACCGCCTACAACGCAGGCCGTGCGATGGGATTTGAGGAGGACAAGCCGCTCGCACTGCATTTTGTCGGAATCGAGGACGCGAGGCAGACGGACATCTGCCATTCCATGAGCAACGTGATCAGACCCTATGACGACCCGATATGGCAGAAGTACATACCTCCGCTTCACTTCGGATGCCGCTCTACTGTACGCGCCATCTATGACAGGGACGAGCTGCCGGAAGAATGGACGGACCTTGAGGGAATTGAGAGACCCGCGAAGGGATTCGGCGCCAACCCTGTTTCCAGCGACAGCTGGTGGGATGAGCTTGACAGCCAGGTAAGGCAGGCAAAACACTTTGGTGTGCAGGGGGAGATTGAGGCGGTTAAGGCTGCACTGGGGGTATATGGACCAAGTGATGAAACAATAAGACATAAGACGATAAAAGAACTGAAGAAAATCGGAAACATTGCAAAAGGTGATGAAATGACTTTTGAGGAAGCTGATGGTGGTAATGTAAATCCGTTTTCCAGTCTTGAAGGGAAATATAAAGAAAATTGTCAAGCTTGTGTCGCTGCATTTGAAGCTAGAATGAAGGGATTCCCTGTTAGAGCAAAACCTTTTGATAACAACAGCGTATTCTTTAAAAGACTTGCAAACAATCCTTTGAGAGCGTTCATAGATCCTCAAACTAAACATCATCCGATTTGGCCAGAAGATAATCCTACCGTAGATGTTAATGCTTTTACAACATGGAAGGATGGATTAAATTATATAAAAAAGACTGTACAGCGTGGAGAAAGATATGTAATGAGTTTTAATTGGAAATCAAATGGAGGAAGACATATTATTTCAGTTTTACGAACTAAAAAAGGAAAACTGTTGTTTTATGATCCTCAAGATGGCTCTATATTCGACAAAGATGATTTTTCATCTTTATTCGAACAGATAATATTTGATGGAAAATATAATCAACCAAAAATTTTAAGGGTTGATGACTTGCAATTAGATGAAAATGTGTTAAAATATGTTTTGGAGGCAACCAATGGATAAAATTTTACGATTTGCTAACACTTTAAACTATTCATATAAATTTGACACATGCAAGCTATTCCTTGCCAATTGGAATGGTTCAAAAGTCTATTTGGTAAATTCTGAAGCTGCAAAAGGATTGTATCTTGGTTGGCCTGTTATGATAAAAGAAACGGATGGTAAACTAGAAGAAATACAAAACAACAAAGAAAAGTTAAAAATTATGAATGCTGCTGATGTTGCTTAGGTATGTCCCCAGCATTTTTATTGATTTTGAAAAAATTATAATAAAACTTGACATAGATCCGATGATAAATTATAATCAATTTAATGCACCGCCATTCTTTCTTGAATGGTCATAAGCCACGGTAGTCGTGGCTTTATTTTTCGATTGACAGGAGTTTTGTAATGCCAAATACCTTAAAAGAATGCAGAACAAGGGACGAAGTAGACAATTTCTTCAAGACTGTAGAATCCAGCACCTTAAAAAATAAAACTGCTTTTCTTATGGAAGCAATGAACAATCCTCAATTTTTTTACTCAATCGGAAATCCAACTGAGGAACAGAAATATGAAATGATTTTGGCAACATTTTTAAGCGGAAAATGGCGTTATGCTGATGCACTGAGGTCTTTGAAAAATGGGCAGTAATCAGGTAAGGATTCGGTCGGAAATTGAGAATTTAATAAGCGAACAATTTTCAATAAACTCCGCAGCAATTAAGGCTTGTACGGACAGTTACAACAAAATTCTCTCACAGTCACCCTATGAATACTTGGCACACTTAATTAGGACTATGGAGATTTTTGTAAGAAACCAAAAAAGCAAAGAGTATTTTAGAATCACGGTTACACCAAATGATTCTGCCGATGGAATAGAATCTTTGGCATGGGCTTCGTATTCTGGCGACTGGTATTCATTCGACATTTACTATGATAAAAAACTTGATGAAATTCAAAAACGTGTTGCAATAGCACATGAACTGGGGCATCTTTTTTATGATGTAATCAGCGAAGCTTCTGGGCAAACAGATAGGGAGACATTGTCAACAGTATTTGGAATTGCAGCCATGCTTCACAAGTATCAATGCAAATCAGATGCACCTTTGTATGCTTCTGAGGAAGATTTGGTATCCAAATTCAAACTCTTACAGAATAGAGCAGAGGACATATTAAATGTTTCTGGTCACAAAGAATAAATTCCAAGCTACGGACATCCTGAAACTTCCTCGGTATGGTATTCCGCATCGGGATTTATGATAACATTTGCAACGGACATGGACTCGCCAAAGTTTGTCTATTTTGCCCTGTGGATGATGGTACGTTCACGGGGCTTTTTTTATGTTTTCCTCCAACAATCAAAAACACCTCATTTTTACCCATTTGACATGCAATAATTCTCCCCTGTATCGCAAAATTCACCGCTTTTCACCGACCCCACCGACAAAAAGCGGATAATTTGTCGTTTATTTAAAAATCCCCCCGAAATTTCCAAGATTTCATAAAACGACCTTCTCCCGGAATAGCCGGATTTTTACCCGACTGTGATTACATATCAGCAGAGGTCAAAAATGAAAATCTACATTGCGGGAAAGATTACCGGGGAACCGGAACAGGAGTACAAGGCGAAATTCAGGAAGGCAGAGCAGGAGCTCCGGGACATGGGACATTCGGTTATGAACCCGGCATGGATCTGCTCTTCCCCCGAATTTGACTGGAATGATTACATGAAGGTCTCGGGTGCGATGCTGGACGTGTGCGACGGGGTTCTTTTTTTGAAGGACTGGCTACAGAGCAAGGGAGCCAAGGAGGAAATGGGACGGGCTGCAATCACGCGCAAGGATATTTTCATGGACATATCTGAGATTCCTGGCGGCAAGGAGGATACATGAGCGGATATATCGCGATCCCGACAAACAAGAGGATGACGGAGCACGGATGCGGAAGCATTCATTTCGACACCGGGGAGAAACTGAGGAAAGCCTTCGGGCTTACGGAGGGGATGATGCGGTATCTCATAGACACCGGAGCCCAGCCATGGAGAGGATATTTCTTCGACGAGGAGATATGACCGCCCCACGAGGGGGAGTCTGCGGAACAGATGATGATAGGATGGAGTTATGAAAAAGATACGCACATGGCAGCTCTGCCGCACGGGGACTTTCGGTCAGGACGGAGCGAAGATTACAGACAAGGACTTGCAGGAGATTGTGGAGACATTCGAGCCTACCCGCCCGATCTCCATAGGACATGATTCGGCACACGGCGACAGTTTCCCGAAGTTCGGTGACGTACTTGCGATAGACGGCATCTACGATGATCCAAAACACAAGGACGAGAAGGTTCTGGTGGGCATGGTCGTATTGCACCCGGAGCTGGAAAAGCAGTTCTCCGACACGGATGACGGCAAAGGCTGTTACAAGGGATGGAGCGTCACCATACCGCGCAGGGCAAGTGACGGAAAAAGATACCTTCACTCGCTTGCAATCTGCGGTGCGGTTCCGCCAAAGATTCCCGGACTTGAGCAGCTTATGGTCAAGAGCTGCTATTCAGACGGCGACAAGGTTGAGGTTTTTGACTTCAACGACGCAATAGATTATACGGACGGAAGCGTCCAGGAGGAAATTCCCATGACAAAAGAGGAACAGGAAAAAATGACTGCTCTTGAGACTGAGAACAAACGGCTGAAAGAGGAAGCAGAAAAAAAGGCTGCCGAAAAAGCCGGAGAGGACAAGAAGGAAAAGTTCTCCGACAGTCAGGAGTATGCGGACATGCAGAAAAAGATCTCGGACTTGGAGGCTTCGCGCAAGGAAGCTGTTGTCAAAGGTGTCTGCGACAAGTTCGCTGACATTCCAGCCGGATTGAAGGACAGCGTTCAGAAGATCGCAGGTGTGCTTGCATCTGACGAAGACAAATTCGAGTTCAGCGACAAGGACGGAAACAAGACCAGCAAGTCTGCCCTGGATCTGTTCAGCGATGTTCTTTCAGGGCTTATTGCCGCCCCGAAAAAAGATGACGTGACATCCCGCCAGTTCAACGCTGACGAGTTCAATGACAAGAAATCTGACGGCAAGACAACCGACTGGGGAAAGATTGCCGCCAAACTCTAAGGAGATGAAAAATGGAAAAGGTTGAAGAATTCTTTGACCGCGGAGTGCTCCATGCTGGACACCCGCCAATCGTTGACTTTGTGACCCTTGCGACATCAAGCAAGGACCTCAAGGCCGGAACAGTCTTGAAGGCCGGTGTAAGCGGATTCGCTCCTGCAGGAGATTCCGACACCCCAACCGCCGTACTTCTGGAAGACGTGGACGCACATACAACGGAAACCGTACAGGCATCAGCTGTAGTACACGGTCTTGTTGTAAGAAGCCGCCTCTTGGATTTTTCGGACTCTACGGAAGCTGCTGCAAGCGACACACTCGCTTCAAAACTTCCAGCCGCCGGAATTTACCTTACACAGGCCGGATGGTCTGAGACAAATTTCTGCTGATGCAGGAAAAAGGAGATTTTGAAAGATGGCAAGATTTTTAAACAATACGCTCATCATCAAGAGCGAGGACATTGAGCGTGTAGTGGCAGCCCAGCCGGAGAACGTCTCAAACGCACGCGCATATTTTTCCCAGGTGAAGCTCAAGAACTCCACCCACATCTCAGCCACCGAGCTCAAGAGGGAATACGGAAACGTTCCTGTCGTAGTACGCGGTGACAACGGTGTGGTCCCGAAACACGGAGCCGACGTTACCGACATCGTGCCCATGCCGATTGAGATTGACGACAAGATTTCCGCCGTTGACATCGACGAGCTCGGACGCGCAACGGATCTGGGAGTCAACCAGATTGTTGACGACTATCTGGAACAGCATGCCGGAATGGTACGCAACACCATCAACGCCCTCTGCTGCCAGGCTCACAAGGGAAGCATCGACTACATGATGAAGACCGGAAGCGGATTTGAGCGTTACCAGGTGAACTACGGAACCGTCAAGAGCAGCAGCTTCAACGAAAAGGTCTCTCAGCTTACGCTCGGAATTGCGGTTCAGAAACTCTCCGCGATCCGCAAGCTGTCAACCGATCAGGGTGTCGGAGGTAGCGGTGAGTTCATCGCGGGAAGCGCGGTCTATGCAAAGCTCGTTGACCTGCTCGCCAACGCAAAGCAGAGCGAGAACATCAAGGACGGCTGGCTTCAGGTCGGACCGTACAAGGTTCTTGAGGACAACGACAGCTATGTTGACATCGCCAAGAACGGAACAAGGACCACAAAGAGCGTCTGCGGAGAAAGGGAGGTTCTTTACCGCGCGCTTAACGCCGGACAGAAACTCTGCTACCTGCGTCTTGACGATGTGGTGCAGAAGTCGGCCGTGCCCATCTACTCCTTCAGCGAGACAGGTGAAGGCCAGAGGGGAATGAGGCTCTACACCAAGAGCAAGCCTTTCCCGCTGGTAAACGTAAAGGGCCTTGCATACGGCACCTTTGCGGCTGAATGAAACTGAAAGGATTTTGGCGGGGACGCGTCTGACAGACCCGCTATATAAATGACGCACTGGCTCCGGGAAACCGGGGCCTTTTTCATGTCCACAGAAGTCGGCTGGTTCCCGGCGCAATCTGATACCCTTCTCACAGGAGGCCTATATGTCTGATGAAGTCGAGAAAGAGACCGGCGAGGAAACTGAGCCAACTGTAGAACCCGGCACAGAAACTGAGTTTGAAAACGAAACAGGAACAGAAACCGAAGAAGAGGAAGAGAGCGGACATCAGCTTACAGTGGAGGATCTTCAAAAAGAAATTCCCCCTCAGGATTATGAGACCCTCACACTTGGAGAGGAGACCGTGGCGGTGCGGGCACTGCTCAAGGCGAAGCTTGCCGTCGCAGGAATGGTACTGAGCACCGGCAACAAGTATGACGAGGAAAACGAGGTCTGCCGTGAGGCCACGCTCAAGTATGCACTCTACGAGCTCTTTGCCTTTGTCGGACAGGAGAACCGTGCCAGGGAAAAGCTTGAGGACTGCGAGCTTCTGATAGAGACCTATTTCGGCTCGATTAGAAAAAAAACTGATGCGGATTCAAGTTCTGGTTCCGCAGTCGGAGTGGTTCGCGGAGGGCGGAAAAGCCCAATGGACAGACGGAGGTACTGATGGGAGTTCAGATAACAAGGAGCCTTGGAGATTTTTCCAAGCGACTGAAAAGAAGTGCTCTTGAGCCGGTGATGAGGAAAATAAGCAAATACCTCCAGTCAAGCGCCGTCCGTAAAATCAACGGAGACATTCCTCCAGGGAACGCGCCTTTGACTCAGGAAGTCAAGCAGGGAAACAAGACGCTCCGGGACAACGGACAGCTTGTTTCGAGCATTGCCCCGCAAAACGGTCAGACATGGGCGGCTGCACAGACGAACTTGAAGTATGCGAAAATCCAGCAGGAGGGAGGAACCATCAGCGGCAAGGGCAAAGGCCTTTGGATTCCAGCAAGCTCCAAGACACGAAGCCTTATGAGGCGGTACAACGCTCAGATGCCCGGCGAGCTCATCCAGTCGATGAAAGGCGACGGCTACTCTTTCTTCCGTACAGGAAAGGTTTTCTGCGCAAGGAAGAAAAACGGAGAACCTTTCGCCCTGTTCATAATCAAGCAGAGCGTCACCATTCCGGCAAGACCGTTCATGCACATTGACGGCAAGGATGAGGAATACATATCAAGGGAAATCAAGGGTGCTGTGCATGAGGCGCTTAAAGGAGATTGAAATTGACAGTTGAAGAAATCGTGGAGACATTGAAATCGGAAATAAAAAGCCAGCTTGGTTTTCCGGCATTCCTTCTTCCACAAAAAGCCGTGAACAATACCGCACACATAGACCTTCTGTTCACGGACGCGACGGAATGCGGGGAAGGAAACCTGAAATTCATTTTCGGGGCTACATACCGCACGGCAGGAACCCATGCAAAATGGCTTGCCAAAACAGTGCGTTTGTCAAGGACCGTGACTCAGATGAACAAGTCGGAAAAACCGTACATGCCTCTGGTAGTGGACGGAATAAAACTCCGCGCCTACTGGATTAGGAACGGAAATCCAGGCTGGGTGTATCCTAGTGAGGATGAAAGCTCGATGCCCGCTGAGTATGTAATACCGTGGACTGTCGAGATAGACATACCAGAAAGACTTTTGGAGGACTAAAATGAAACCGGGTGGAAAAGACGGAAAGCTTTACAAAATCAAACAGGAAGCGGCCATTGCAGGAGGTTCGGACGTAACCCTTGCAACAAGCGGATTCTACAGGATCAAGAGCGTTGCAAGTTCCGGCTCTGCGCTTCCTCAGCCCAGTGCGGAAGACTCTGCCAAAGGAGCGCGTTCACTTAAAGCCGGAGATGTGGCGCATCTTTGGAAAGGACAGGCACTTGTCGAGGGAGATGCGGTCTATCCGCTTACAGTAACCCTCATCGGGTTCGTCAAGGATGTCCAGAATTCACGTCAGGGACAGACTTATGACGTAAGCACACAGGAGAACCTTGAAAGCGGTGTCCGCGAGTACATCACGAGCGCCTTTACCGAAGGAAGCGGAACAATCAACGGAACCTTCGAGACCGACAGTGACGCACAGCGCGAGCTTCTGAACCAGTTCGCCGCAGTTTCCGTGGATGACGGAGAGCATTATGCGGTGTTCCCCGCAAAGCAGACCCAGCAGGACTACATGCTGAGCCGCCGTGAGACGGATATTGTCGGAGAAACCGCAGTGTGGGAGCATTTCCCGGTGACTGTTGAAAGCATCAGCTGCGACAAGCCCCTTGACGGAGAGCAGAACTTCAACTTCAATTACAAGCTTGACGGCGGAAACAATCCCGGCATCATCTACTACAAGGTGAAGGAAGAGGTCGAGGCAGATCCAGCAGAGGATGAGCCATCTGGAAATGACGAGCCGTCCGGCAACGATGATCCGCCAAACAATGACGATCCTTCAAACAACGATGAGCCGTAATCAGGCAAAGGAGATGAAAGATGGTATTCACAGAAGAGCCAAGGTATTTTTTCTATCCCGATTTCGGGGACAACCTCAAGCAGCCTGAGGACAAGCAGGTTTCGGTGGAGATAATCCGTCCCACCGGATACCAGCGCAAGGAGTTCACCACAACGGTGGTGTCAAGGGAATACTACCCGGACGACCAGCCGTATAATTCCGAAGGCAAGGCAAGGGACGTGAAAAGACTGAAGAAGGCAACGGCGCGCGTTGAGTGCGATGCGGACTACATCCTGCGCAACTGCGTCGGAAAGGTCAGGAACGTTTCGGTCAAGGGAAGCGACGGCAAGGAGCGTGAGATAAAGACCGGAGAGCAGCTTGCCGAATGCAGGGCCTACGGAATGGAAAGCCTTGTTGACGCGATATGCAACGAGGTCAGGAGCGACACCCTGACCGACTCAAAAAAAAAGATTACCGGATAGGATTCCAGATCCTCCTCTCCGGCCTGTGGCCTCCGACATGGAGCAAGGAGTATGACGACGCAAAGGAATGCATACCGTGGCCGGAACAGGAGGATACCGGATACATAAGGATACGGAGGGGTGACTTCAAGAATTATGTCACCGGGGAACTGGGGCAGCTCTGCTCCATGTGGAAGAGGATAAAGAATTACGGACTGCCCCAGGGACGCGGTTATCTGGCAGAGCCTCGCTTCGTCATGGACGTGGTGAGGCTTTTTGATTGCGAGGTCGAAACCTACAGGCGGTGGCGGGAGAATCAGTAATGGAAATGACCGATGAACTTAAGGTGCTTGTGACCGCGGAGGTGGACAAGGCCGTTAAGAATCTGGACGACCTGGACAGGAAGACGAACGAGACCGAGAATTCGTTCAAGAAGCTCGGAGAGGTTATTGCATCCGCAGCCCTGACCAAAGCCGTAATAAGCTTCGGACAGGAATCGGTGCAGGCCGCCGAGGAAGCGTCAAGGTCAATGAGGCTTCTCGCATCAACGGTGGAAGCCACCGGGGCCGGGGCATGGACGAGCGCGGACGCGCTGCACAATATGGCGGTCGAGTTCCGCAACATGACGGGGATAGACAACGGCAAGATAGAGCAGATGCAGACCGTGCTCCTGGGCTTCAAGAACATAAGCGGTCCGACGTTCAAGGAGGCGACGGCGGCGATACTCGACATGTCCACCGTGATGAACATGGACCTCTCAAGCGCGGCTCAGGCCGTGGGCAAGGCGCTCGACGACCCCATCAACGGAATAGACTCGCTGAGAAGACAGGGATTCGCCTTCACCGACGAGCAGAAGAAGGTCATCAGGACCCTCATAGAGACAGGGGAGACGGCTAAGGCCCAGAAGATAATCCTTGACGAGCTCGCAGGAACATACGGAGGCGCGGCGGAGGCGGCGAACAACTCCTTCTCCCAGCTCCAGAACGCATTCGGAGAGCTCAAGGAAACCGTGGGAACGCATCTTGAGCCGCTTGTCACCGGGGTTGCGGAGAGGGTACTCGACCTGATAGAGAGGTTCAACGGACTTGACGCGGGCACACAGAGGATGATACTGACGGCGGGCGGATTCGTGGCCATGATGCCGGGAGTCGTCCTTGCCATAAAGGGCGTGTCAGCCGCACTGACGACGCTCGCCGCGAATCCCATAATCCTTGGCATAAGCGGTGTGGCCGCCGCCGTCGGACTGATTGCGGGAGCCGCCTACAATGCCGCTCATGCTGAGGAGGATCTGCGCAAGGAACTCATTGAGACAAAGAATTCCGCTGACGCACTACTTGACTCCTTCGGCGGCCTTGACGGAGAGAAAAAGCTCGATGCAAAATCAACGGCGGACCTCATCGCACTTTACCCTGAGCTTGCGACTGAGATAAAGGCATACGCGACATCAGTTGACGAGGCAAGGGAAGCCGTGAAAAAGCTGACGGCACAGGAACTTGAAAATTCCCTGCAAGGACAAATCAACAAGCTCATAAAGTGGCAGGGGCAGATGTCCGACTTGAACGACACGCTTGAAGATCAGGCGGCCATTCTAGCTTCCGCTGGCTCTACAGACAAAGGGGAATATTCTGATGACGAAGATTGGCAAAAGTTGAATGCAACGAACCTAGATTTCCTATCAAAATCCATGCAGGAGAACGAGGAGAAGGTTTCCAAATTTGAAAAAAGAATCAAGGAAAGCGTTGCCAGCATAAACGAGCAACTTGCGGCTGTGGACAAGATGCTGGACGACAACTTCAACATAGTTGACCGTCCTAAAATCGAAGTGGTGCCTGATGTTGAGGTTAAGGATGACCAGGTCAAAAAGGGAGCGGAGAAAACCATAAAGACATGGCAGGAGTGGTTCAAGGATGTCACGGGAACCTATGTCGGACCAAATGATGTAGGTGGAAAAGCTGGACAGTCATACATAGACGGATTTGCCGATGTATTCAACAACAACAAGACGCTTGCGGAAATGCTGGGCGAGAAGTTCAGCGACAAGGACGAGATCAGGACTGAGGCTGAGAAGATTAAGTCCGACATCATGGAGCTTCTGTCGATAGATTCTGCCGATATAGATATTCCGTTTAAGTTGGACGACCCTTCCATTGAGAAAATGGCGACAAAATACAAGGAATTGATGAAAAGCCTTGAGCCCACATGGAAGGACATCCTTGAGAATACGCTCGGTGTGGACCGGTCAAAATTCGGCGAGGACGCGAAGGAGGCAGCGACATCCTACATCGAGGGCTTTGTTGGAACATTCAGCAACAACGAGAAGCTTGCAGGAATACTGGGAGAAACTTTTCATGTACGTGACCAGCTCAAGGCCGAGGCTGAGAAGATAAAGTCGGACATAGAGGAGCTTATGTCCATCAATCCGGCGGAAAAATCGGACGAGGCGCAAATCAAGGCCGCCGTAGACGTGATGGCCGACAGGTACAGAAGTGTTATGGACAGGGTTCTGTCCCCTGAGCTTTTTGACGACGAGAGGATCAGGTGGCAGGATTTCCTTGCGGATACGCTTGACGTGGATCCTGCATATATCGGGCAGAGCGGTAGGAATGCCGTGGAACTATACGTTGAAGGGATGCGTGAGGAATTTGAAAAAGCCCAGCGTATGTCGGAAATGCTTGGAGAAAAATTTGATCTTGCCTCTTTTCTTGAGAAACAGAGGGATGATGTACGAAGTAAGATCGAGGAGCTTCTTGGAGCGGGAAACCTTGACCGGGCGTTCACATCGGAAAGTGAGGAAGTTCAGCAGCTTGCAGAAAAATATCAGCAGTTGTCCGCGGCAATAGACAGCACATTAGAAAAGGACGTTCAGATCATCTCCTGGGAGGATGCACTGACGGACAGCCTTGAGAGGGGACTTAAGAAGCTTGAATGGTTCTCGGACGAGGCTCAGGTCATAATAGCTGAGCTTGGAACCAGCCTTGCGTCGGTGTCGTTTGACTCCGTGCTCTCGGGTCTCTCAACTTTCGGCGAGGCGATTGGGGAAGGAAAGAACGCGTCGGACTCGATGAGGGAGGCTCTGGCATCCATGGCGCAGCAGATACTCGACTCCCTCCCCACCATGTTCCTGCAGGCAGGACTCCAGCTCATCGCTCAGGGACAATGGGCACTGGGGCTGGGATTCGTGGCGGCGGGAGGAGCGTCCTCATTTATCTCGGGCTTCGTCTCCGGCAGGACATCCGGGAACACAGAGGCGAACGCACTTGGCGGAGTCTACGGAGATGAATTCTACGCGGCGTTTGCCAAGGGAGGAACGTTCACCAACGGCATTGTGACTTCACCCACCTACTTCAAGTTCGCAAGGGGCGGCGGCTTCGGAACAGGACTCATGGGAGAGGCAGGACCCGAGGCGATAATGCCGCTGACACGTGGAGCGGACGGAAGCCTTGGAGTTACCGCGTCAGGACTCGGGATGAGTCTGCAGGTCGTAATCAACAATTACGGAAGCGAGGAAGTCAGGGCTGAGGAGACCACGGGACAAAACGGACAGAGGCAGCTTGAGATAACAATCGGCTCCCTGATAAACAGGCACATAAGCGGAGGCATGGCGGACAAGGCTATGTCCTCACGATATGGAATAAAGGCAAAAGGAGTATGACATGACTTCATTGTGTTGGCCATCCGAGCTTCCCATTCCACGGCTTTCGGGGCTTAGCGGAAAAAGGAAAAGCTCGGTGATAAGGACGGAGATGGACGCTGGACCGGCAAAGGCTCGCAGGAGATACACGGTTTGCACGAAAGAGTTCTCAGGAAGCATTGTCATTAATGACGGGCAACGGTCTGTCCTGGAAAACTTCTATATTGAAAACCTTGGAGACGGTGTTCTCCGCTTTGTGATGAAGGATCCACAGACTCTTGATGAAGCGGAATTCCGATTCATGGAGGATTACGGAGAGTCATCCAACGGAGACGGTACCTGGACAATAAATTTGAAACTGGAGAAGATGAATGCCTAGTGAGAATGCAGTAAGGGCAATGACGGCCCCTGAGACGGACGCAGTATTCCTGCATCTGCTTACAATCAGTGTGGACGGAAATGTAGTTCTGCGTCTAACCGACGACAAGGCTTCCGTGACTTCATGCGGCCATGAGTACAGTCCATGCAGCTTTACGGTGCTTCTGCCCGATCAGGGAAGCGACGGAAACAAGTCATGCAGATTGAGCATTGACAACTCGGACATAGCAATTTACAGGGCAATAAAGTCAGCGGTAAGGAAACGCATCACGGCTGATGTCGCCGTCATAATGTCGGATACACCGGATGTCTATGAGAGGGGTCCGCTTCACTTCCTCCTCCGCAATGTCTCGGCAACAAAGGATTCCATTACAGGGGAGCTTCTGGACTCCTACCTTCAGGACAGGAAGTTTACTGCGGCGACATATTCTCCTGATGATTTTCCGGGAATGTTCTACTGATGTACGGCTGGGTAAAAAAGTACGTCGGCATTCCATTTGTTTCCGGCGGAAGGACAATGCAAGGTTGTGACTGCTGGGGACTTGTGCGTCTTGTTTTGCACGATGAGTACGGATATGACCTTCCTTCACTTGACGCGGACTACTCGGATGCCCTTGACAGGTCTTCCATATCTCCCTGTTTTGAGAAGTACGCCCCTCTGATTTTAGGAGAGAAAATTGACTGTCCGAAAGAATCATCCGTTGCCATAATCCGCTCAGGAAAACTTGCCACACATATAGCCCTTTATGCAGGTGACGGGTATATACTTCATGCCAGACGAAGATGCGGCTCCGTATGCGAAAGGCTTTCAAGCCCTGCACTCACGGGGTTGGTGGAGGGCTGGTGGCATGTCAGTGAAAGTTATCGCACAACTTCATCCGTTCAGTTCGGAGAGGACGGAGTTCGAGTCTGACGGAAAGACCGTTCAGGAAATTATAAATAAAATTGATGTAAAACACGTTTCTATGACCGCCTGGCGTGTCCTTGTGAATGACGAGATTGTCTCTGATTTTGCAAGGGAAGTAAAAGCCGATGATGTCGTCTACATCAAGCTTGTGCCTGAGGGCGACATGGACAACAAGCAGATGGGAACCGCAGGAAAAATAGCAGGTGGCGCTCTTGTTGCAGTAGGTGTTGTTGTTGGAGTGCTCACTTCATGGACTGGAGTCGGTGCCTTTATAGGTGCGGCAATGGTTGGAGCCGGAGTTGGTCTCTTTGCCGGAGGCGTAGTCCTCTACAACACCGACATTCCATCACTCAAAGACAGGAAAAGCCCCGAACAAGATCCGTCAATACGCGGCAGCAGAAATCAGATGCGGCAGATGGGCTACATTCCTATTCTTCTTGGAAAAAGACGCATCTACTGTGATCTCGCCAGCTACAGCTACACATGGGTTGATCCGGCGGACGGAGCCCAATACCTTTATCAGCTTTTCTGCATAGGACAGAAGGACCTCCAGGTAGACACATCCACAATTAAAATTGACGAGACTCTTCTTTCCGACTATTCGGCCACAGGGAACATCAACAGCATTCTTTCCGGGAACGATCCTTTGATCAACATGAGCATTTCGTATGGCGGAAGCACTCCTCCGCTGATGGAAAAATGCGTGCATGAGGATCAGTTCAACACCGTGCTCAAGAAGAGGACATCCGAGGATACTGACGGAAGCGTCATACGCACCACACCGGACGGAACCAGCGAGATAAACGTTGACATTTTCTTTTACAACGGTCTCGGACGTTATGATGATGAGGGAAACATTCAGTCGGCAAGCGTTACGGTAATGGCATGGTACAAGCCTGCGGACTCTGACGACAACGCATATCAGGTGCTCGGTCATTTCAACAATGGAAGCGACACAATCAGCGGAAACGAGCTCAAGACCAAACGCTATGCAATTACAAAAAGCGGACTTGAGCCCGGTCGCTGGACTGTAAAGATTTCCCGAATTACGGATGACAGCTCGGACAGCAAGGTGATTGATGATGTCTATGTAGGCTCCATAAGAAGCCTTAAAAATGAAAGCCCGGTATCTGAGAGAAGATGCCGCGAGCTCACGCTTGTAGGACTCAAAATCAAGGCATCGGAAAAACTGAACAATGTGGTGGATCAGCTGAATCTTGTCGCTCAGTCTGTGCTTCCCGTCTATGAAAACGGAGTTTGGACAACCGCGCTCTCATCAAATCCGGCTTCGGCGGCAAGATATGCCATGCAGGGAGAACTATCTCAGCAGAGGCTTCCTGATTCTGAGATAGACATTCCGGCTCTTGAGAGACTTTACACATGGTGCAAGAACCACAACTATGAATGCAACGCATACGTCACCGAGGAGATGACGATAAGCGAGCTTCTTTCCTCAATAGGAAGCACATGCCGCACGGAGATTTTCAGGATGAACGGAAAAATCACGGCAGTGCAGGACATTGAGCGTGATTCCTTCGTACAGCTTTTTTCTCCTAGAAACTCATGGGGCTATAAGGAAACCATCGAGTTCCCGGACATCCCGGAATCCATGTCCCTTCAAATTGTTGACAAGAACATAGGCTATGCTGAGAATGAGATTGTAATCTACAACACACCTTCCGGCAATAAATCGGAAAATACAGGCACAACTTCGCAGGACGTTCAACTTTGGGGCGTGACCGACAGCGAGCAGGCACGGAAAATCGGAATGTATAAGTATGCCGTGAGCCGGTGCCGTCCGATCGTGCATCAGTTTTCATGCGACTTCGAGTACATGATGTGCACCAAGGGAGACTGGATTCAGTATGCCGGTGACATGGCTCTTGCCGGAATCACTCAGGGAAGGATTACCCGTGTGATTCTTGACGGAAGCGGTCATGCAGTGGCCGTAGAGACCGACGAGGAAATAGATGCAAACGGATCCGCCTCTTACGGAATACGGATAAGGCTTTCCGACGGAAGCGTAGTGATTGCCGATGTCGAAAACAATATCCATGTCGGAAAACAGATTGTCTTTAACACACCACTTGCGGAGAATATCCCTAGCGAGGGAGACCTGTTCCTTTTCGGCTACCGTGGACATGAGGCGATTGACCTGATCATAACGGACATTCAATGCGGAGAGAATCTTACCGCTGACATCACATGCGTGGAATATGCCCCGGAAATATTCGGCGTGGACTCTCCTGATTTCGTGCTGCCGGACTGGGAGAACAAGCTTTCCGATATGCCGGGCATTGTTGACGACGGCAATGTTTCGGAATGGAGGACATGGACGACTTTCCATGACGGCGCGGAAAAACCCTCAAGACCTGAGGGAGACGGAACCGATGACGGATGGCACAGGCTACAAACCACCGAATCCATGTGGATGTCAACAAAGAACGCTCCTACGGTAACGAGCGGAATATGGTCTTCTCCTGTTCCAACGGCACAACAGGTCGTGGCAGGCGGTGAGAGCATCGGAGACCCGGACAATATTACAGGGCTGACTGCCGTAGCAAGCCGTGATTATATAGCCTTGTCATGGCAAGCCGCAGGACAGGGAATTAAAAATGCAATCCAATACTATGCGGTTCAAGTTTCTTTTAATGCCGGTGCTCAATGGAAGGATGCTGGATCAAGCAAAAACAATTCCTACCAGTTCATTTTATCCAGATCAGGAACAGACTATCCGGCATACCCGGAGGCCAACGACTTTACGAACTGGCGTTTCCGCGTGAAAGCCCGCTCGATATACGACACCGAAAGCGAATGGACACAGGCAGTGACTGTAAATGCAGACGCTGACCACTACGGGACATGGCTTGTCGGTGCGCCTGTCATACATGAGAGGGTCATAGACAGAACAATCATACTTCAGCTGTCAACCGAGCGTGCGGCAAGCGGACGTGAGATTTACGGCGACATCCGCTATCAGGTAAGAGTCCGCCGAGGTAATTTCATCTATACAACATTAAAATACTGGATGCACGACACTTCCAATGACCAGTACTACTATCTGATTTCCAATGACAGCAAGCTGAACGGTGAAAGGCAGAAGGATGCCGAGTGGACGCAGGGCACGGCAGAACAGTTTAATGAGGATAACTCGGATGCCTTTACGTCCGCAACGGATCCGAGCTCTGTGCATGAGTATTTTTATTGTGAGAGCAGGAGAAGCATTCAGGCGGACAGCGAATGGCAGAAACCCACCGTTACAAAGAATCCCTACGCATTCTCCGACAATTACTTTGACGCTGATTCCGGGCCGCAGAAAAACCGCTGTGTCACTGCCTATGCGACCTATACACAAATCATGCCCCTGTATTACACCGATGCGAGGGACGCTCAGAATGCCGAGTACAATCTGATGAACACTCCGTACTTTTTTGACGTGCGGTGCTTCAATGAGCGTGGCGGCGGTGACTGGTATTCAGGAGCGGACAACTGGTCGCAGGGACATGACGGATTTTTGGTCACGGCCCTCTGCTCCAATCTCGTGGATTTTGTCAAGGCGAATGCGACTGAAAAAAGCGCAGTCCTTGAGGAACTGTCCGCACTGTGTGCTAGGCTTGGAGAGATTACAGACGGCTCTCTATTTGCGTCACTCCTTAACTACTGGATTCTTACGACAAAGCGCGGGGCTACAAAACCAGAGGACTATCAAGGCGCGTTCCGGGTTGGCGGCACTGACGAGTACATTCTTGTTACTCCTAAAATTGAAAACGGAACTGTAGTCGGTTACTCAATCACAATTAAGGCCGGTGACATCAGCTTCTCTTCAAGCGGAGTTGACCTTGCGTCCGGCACGTACATATATGACGACAATGACAAGAGCCTCCGGCTCCATCTGACGGCAAGGGGAATCACGATACAGCACAAGATAAATCCTTTAGGGGACTGGACGGGCAATTACACCGAGTGCGGAACCCTTGAGGTAAGGACAAAGAGCGTCAACGGACAGACAAAATCATCGCTCATAATCTCCAACGATCCAGGACAGGTTGATTTCGGACTGAGCGTCTCAGGTGTAACAGCGTATCACTTCGCAGGAACCGTGCTTGACGAGAACGGAGCCGACTCAAAGTCACTTGTGCTTGACGGCACAAAGCTGGAGGACGATGGCGGCTACATCGAGGAGTATGACATCGGCAACGGTCTGTACGGCGGTGAAATCAGCGCGGAGCAGGACACGCAGACTGTGGTTCTGCACAAGATGAACTCCATGTACGTGAACGGCTACAGGGTGACGGATGACGGAAATTGTTATGAGAGCAGCGAGACCTTGAACGACGCGGCATCGACATCGTGGGGGCTGACCGCAGAGCAGGTGGCGGCAAGGATTTTCACGCCGGAGGAGGAATGACATGTACACGACAGTAAGCTATGACAATCTGGACACTTACCTTGCGGGACTGGCCGCCAACACGCAGGACACCCCATACGAGATTGAGATCTCTAATGTGACGGTTTCCTTTTTGTATGGGTATTCGGTCGCCTCTCAAGGAACCCTGCAATATGCGCTCCAGAACAATGCGACAAAATATGTGTCCCTGAAATTCGAGGCTCCGGCAGAATTAACCAGCATAGGCTATATGTGCTACGGCTGTACATCTCTCGTGGAAATTACTGTGACAGGGATGGAAAACGTGACCGTCGCGTGGAATGCGTTCTTCGGGTGCACGTCGCTCGTGGCAGCGGACGTCTCATGCATGGAGAGCTTGATGCGTGCCCACGATATGTTCCGCGGATGTAGTTCCTTGACATCTGTGGACATATCCGCATCTGGGGGGCTTACCGAGACGGCCAGAATGTTCTACGGGTGCACGTCGCTCGCGTCACTCAACCTGCCGACAATGGCAGACGTTACTGATGCAGAATATATGTTCTACAGCTGCATGTTGTTAACATCCGTTGACGTGTCCGGCATGTCAGCCGTTACCAATGTCTATTATATGTTCTACGGTTGCTCTGCTCTCGCATCCGTGGATGTCTCAGGAATGACGAGTGCAACCAATGCTATTGGCATGTTCTTTGGCTGTACTTCCCTCACGTCCGTAGATGTCTCAGACATGACAAGTGTTACTAATACAGGCGGAATGTTCCAAAACTGTACCTCCCTAACATCAATCAGTCTGCCGACAATAGCAAGTGTTACTGATGCCTCCGATATGTTCGGCCATTGCACGCATCTCATGTCGGTTGACGTGTCCGGCATGACGAGAGTTACCGATGCACGAGGAATGTTCCGGAGGTGTACCCGCTTGACAGAGATACACGGATGGTCCGTCCCATCGACAGCTGATATGACGAACAGCTTCTCCGGCTGCACGGCACTTGAGGCAATCTACGTTCCCGAACCGTCTCCGTCCGAGTCATCGTGGCGAGCATGGGACATCAGGAAGGACACCGCTAACAACCAGTCGACAGTAACAGTGTATAATCCTGACGGCACCTCAAATTCCGTGAGCGTCCCATCCGCCGGAACCTACACGATGAAGGTGACTGACAAGGTGGACGAGCTCCTGTTCTCTCCTTCGGAAGAAATTCCAGCCGCCACGATACAGAAGATGCTGCAGACCAAGGCTCCGATTACCGCAAAGGACGCGCTTGATCCGACCAGGGACAATTTCATGCTATGGGCAAAAGACAGGGCATCCGCAAGAACCAACGTAACTACGGACGTTATTGAGGTGGGCAACAAACTGCCTCCCACGTCGGAAGCCGTGCGGGCTGCCATCGGAGGTGCGATGCCGGTGGGAAGCATAATCGGCTATCCTGGCTCCGTAGCTCCTGTCGGATGGCACCTGTGCATAGGAGAGACCGCACTCAGGTCTGATTATCCTTCTCTCATAGAGTGGGCGGTTCTGAATGATTTAATTGGCGATGGCAAACTGTTTGGTGCTGGGGACGGAACAACTACCTTCGATTTTCCTGACCTGCGGGAACTTGTATTGGTAGGGGCTGGAAAATCAGCACGCCCCGAATTGGATGCCACTGGTCATGCCCATGACGTGTATGCCGTGGGGGAATTCAAGGATGACCAGTTTCAAAGTCATACACATAAATATACCACATATAATCGTATGAAAAATGTATCTTGGTCTAGTCGTGAACATATATGGGTTGATACCGCATCTACTAATACAGATACACCAACAGGAAGAATTGGTACGACTACTCACGGCAAACAAATTGGAATGAACTATATAATCAAAATTTAAGTTTTAATTATAAAGTTAAGTCGAATATTAGAGGGGCGAACTTCTCCTGAGTTTGTGTATACATTATGTCCTAAATGGTCGGAGGACGCATTTGAAAAGGATGCATTGAATATAAGATTTGTATAACCAAAGGAAGAACTTCCTCCTTCATCATTTGATTTTCCTTGATAGATTGATGAACCAAATACACCGGATGGAGAGCCTGACGCTCCATCTCTAATTGTCACATTATATACACTACCTGATAGAGTCGGAAGCTGAGCATCCTGTACATCTCCAATTCTCGATGAGTTTCCTTCCGCTTCTCCATTTGGATTTGCTCCCATGATGGCTCGATTCCGCAAGTCAGGAAATATGAACGTAGTTGCACCATCCCCTTTTCCTAACAGTTTACCATCACCTATAGCATTGTTTTCAACAGCCCATTCTATCAGTTCTGGAAAATCGCGTCGGTATGCTACAGCTCCATCGCAATTATGCCATCCGTCGGGCGCGATGGAAGCACCGTATGGTATTATTACCCCAGTCGGCATCGCACCCCCGATGGCAGCCCGCACGGCTTCCAACAATCAATGGCGTATGTTAAAAAAATGGCAAACTATAAAAAAAATAATCAGTTTTTCTTATAATAATATGGTTATTTTTTATTATAAATTATATCTGGCCCT